AATATAGTTTTTGAACATTTGGTACGTTAATACGAAAAGCTGCTGTAAAGTTATGGAATCTAATTGCCGCGGATCGCGCTTGGTTAGCAGCAGAGGCAACTGGACCGTCGCCCGAGGTTAAAGTCTTTGGAGATGATTCTCCGTTTAAATCTATAGAAAGAACCCCTGTGATTGCTTCTTCTAGACTTCTTGAGAGTGTATTATTGGTTGTGGTACCCCATGAGTTAGATTGCTCACCATCACCAATAAGCTCTAATTTTAATCGTGTTGAATATGTTGATGCCATTTTAGTGCTCCGTCCAATTACTGTCTGTTGGTACTGTTACGCTGCTCCAGGTACTACTATTACCTGAACTATCAACGTTTGTCCATGTCCCACTAGTTGTAGCATTTATATTACTCCATGTCGAGCCCGAACCTGAATCAATATTCACCCAAGAAGGGCTGGTAGGAGTGGTAACATCGTGCCAACCAGTAAAGACAGAGCCTGGAAGAGCTTCGAGAGTTATTTCAATACCGGTTGGAATAATAGTTTGATTAATATGTATAGTAGGTGAACCAAGAACAAAGGTTCCAGATAAGCCTGTTATTGCAGGTAAAGCGTTACCTTGAGGAGTTATGGTTGCTGGAGTTAAAGTCGCAGAAACACCTGTTGGTATGTGTAAAGATGTACCAGTAACTGTAACTGATCCAGGAGTAGCACTTAATAAGAAACCAGTGACATCTTGAACTTGTTGGGCATCTATGGTTACTGAACCAAGAGTATTTGTTAATGAAAAACCCGTTAAAGTTTCTGTAGAATTTATGTGTAAATTATCGTTAGGAACAAAACCTATACTTGCTGTTATTTGTTGATCAAGATTAGCTGGTATAACGTTTCCTGTTTCTTGACCCAAACTTACGGTCATACCAAGACCTAGTGGATGAGGAAAATTAGAGTCTCCAACTATCTCACTCGGAGATCCCGCAGCTAAAGTTAAGGATAAACCACTAACTGCTACAGCTACAATATTCTGTGATGCAAACGGGGTCTCTGCAAAAGCGGCAGCTGCTATTGTCATTATTTATCCTTTTTGCATTTACACTTACATTCTTTTTTATCTAGCTCTTTAACAGCTTCAATAAGTAAAGGAACTAATTTGTCATACCAAACAGTTCTATATTCAGAATTAAAAGGTGCTTCAGTAACTACCTCAGGTAGAACTGCTTCGATTTCTTGAGCGCTAACTCCTACTTGGCGCCTGTCATTATCAAAACCAAATTTTTTAGCCAAGTCATTTTCTGTGAAGTAGTAACCGCTAATCTTTTTTATTTTATCTAAAGCAGATTCAATCTTACCTTCGAAATCTTTTAAACGTGAATCAGAATAATACGCTGTGATGTTATTGGTCGCTCGGATTTCTCCAGCGGTTCCTGATCCTGCTGTGTTTACACCTAAACTATTTACTTGTGCATTTGATCCTGTCGTAAAGCCGCCCGCTGGTCCGGTAGGTCCAGTTGGTCCGGTAGGTCCAGTTGGTCCGGTAGGTCCTGTTCCTCCAGAGGGCCCTGTAGGTCCGTCTGGTCCATTTGGTCCCGGAGGTCCATTTGGTCCATTTGGTCCCGGAGGTCCATTTGGTCCAGTAGGTCCCGCTGGCCCTTGTAAAGATAAATTAGTTACAGTTGATTTTTCCCAAGCGCCTGCATCAACATCATAATAAGGAACTAAATCAGAAGCGACAGCATCAGTCCCTGTTGGAAACCCAGTTATAGCTGCTCCTACATTAGTTGAATCTGTTACATCTGCTGATGCTTCAATATTATCTAATTTTGAACCGTCGGAAGCAACGTCGCGTCCATCTACATTACCAGAAATGGTTATTGCTCCAGTTATATCTAAAGAAGGTGTTGTAACACTTCCACTGTCATTTATTACAATAGCCTTAGAAGCTGGTAGAGCACAAAATACATCTTTAGTACCTGCGCTAAAATTAACAGCACTATCACTATTAGAGCTTGAAATAATTGTAGAGCGAGAAAGAGTATCAGGAGTAGCATCTGTTACTGTTCCTATACCAACTTCAAACTCTGTGCTGCCTGGAAGTACAATACAATAATAAGTAGTGTTGGAATTACCAACACCCGTAACAAACGTCTCAAAACCTGTTACCGCTCCTGCTAGGTTAATAGTACCTGTCCCGGTAGTCGCTGTGGTTTCTTTGACTCTATCGTTAATTACGAAAGCCATCTAAAACTCCTAACCTAACCGAAGTATCTCTGATCCACCACCCGCTGTTGGGAATTGAATTGTAAATGTTCCGTTACTTGCTGTGAAATCTCCGCCGAAAGCTAGTACACATACCGCGTCAGTATTAGACAAGTTATTATCTGAACGATAAATTAGAGCACCATTCGCTGTGAAAGAAGCACTTGTCCAAGAAATATCGTCAAAGTCAACATACGCTGGAGTAGTACTTGCACCGCCTGTTACTGAAGGGTTCTGTAATTGTTTTCCCCCTGCAGAGTAAGCAGATCCTGAAGTATTAGTTATTTCGTTTGTTGTGACGTAATGTGTAGTAGTAGCTCCCATAGTAGCAGAAGAAGTGTACAAAGCTATTTTGTATGTCATACCTGTATTAAAGTTATGATTTCCCTTTAGCAAGTTCATCTTAAAAACATTTGCAACCGCTTGTGATATTGCCATAGTATTCTCCTAATTATGGATTCGCACTAGGAATTGGAATTCTAATTGCTCCATCCCTGTACTCATCTCTACGTTTTTTACCCATTTGTTCTTGTGCAAGCGCTGTAACAGACTCTCTATAAGACTGTTCATACACTTGTTGATCTTGTGGAGCTTTCAAGAACTTAAAAGCTTCACATAAAGCTGCGTACAAAAGTACTCTAGGGCAGTTTACACTTACCCAAGTCTCAGTATTACCACTGGATAACCCTGTAGGTAACTTTGTAAACCCTACCTCAAATTTATATATTGCATTTGGAGTTGGTGCAAGTACCAATGTGCCTTCATCCCATTGTGCATAGTATTTTGGCATACTAGCAGAACCAGTTTCTGGTGTATCATAGTACTCATTCATAAAATCTGAGTCTACTCTTACCAGCTTATGTCTGACTTTAGTGCCAGAATCCAAGTAAATAGTAACATATCTAATAGTAGCATAATCAGTCAATTTAGGTGTAGTAGCTGCGGCTGTCTGTCCTGGTAAAGGAACCCATCTGTTATTAGCTGCAGTTGCTCCATTCATGACATCTTTATAACAATCTAAATCTACATCTTTAAATATTCTAAGTTCAGCGTGTTCAATAAAGTCATTAACAATAGTATCAGTTAAAACCTGATTGTCAGTTTCTGTGTAATCTCTAATCTGTGTTACTAATTCTGCGTATGTTGTCATGGTGATATTGTAAGCGGTCCTACGGACATGTTGCCTCCTCCAAAATCTCTTATACCACCACTTTCAAAATATTTAAACCCTTTGCCTCCAGCTCCTTCAAATTGGTTGATATAAGCGGTTCTATCATCAATTAATAATTTATTTGCTCCACCATAAGGAGCCTTATTGTAGTCTGTAGCATAGTTAACAGAGGCAGGAGCTCTTCCACTACCAGAACCAGGAGTACCAAAATGAGTAGTAATCCAAGCTGTCTTTTGTGCATTATAAGTTGGCCCAGTAGATAAAACATCCCAAGTATTATTTTTTGCCATTACTAAATCTATTAAAGCATTTGCTTCAGCTCTTTTAGCTAAGTTTTGAAACCAACTAGATGGAGCTGTAGCTATTGCCTGTAGTTCATCTGCAGGCGACATATTATACCAATCACCATTAAAAGGTCTTCCTGAACTTACGTTTACCCATTCAGCTACTCTTTGGTAATATTCTGTAAGCACCCCATCCATATCAACATAAACAGTTGTAGTTCCTGGATTGCAATTTGCTTCTAACCATTCTTCTATAATATCATTAGGACTAAAAGAATAATTCTCATCATCTATCTTAGTAAGTATGTGTCCCTCTGCAGCATTAATATCATGGTCTTGCATATGAGACACTTCTGGATAAACTGGGAAGTGAGATTCACAGTTTCTAAATCTAACGCGGTCCCCGGTGCTATAACCGTGGCCCGGGTCTTTAACATTAACTACAATAGTATCAGTAGTTCCTGCTTGCATTGCATTTAATCCTAGCATATGTGCAACAGCTGGTTCTGTTCTAGGGGGTCTTGCATGTTGTAATCCCTGTGCATCGCCTCTAAATTTTCTTGGAACTAATTGGGGATGTTTTTGTTCAAATTCGCTTTTATGAACCCATGCTCCATTCCATTCTCTAACCATTTCTCTGTATGGAAACGCTTGACCACTTCTGTCGGATATTGCTTTTGCATATTTACCTGTAGAAAAATTAGACATTTGGGTAATAAGCCTGTGGAGTTATATAAGTACTGGTAGACGAACCGTCTTCAACAAGAGCTCTATTTAATTCATCTTCATACAATAATTTCATTTGCTGAACTAACTCAGGCTTTTCTTTTTGAGAAAGATAGAAAGCTAATCCTGAAACCATACAAGGTATAAATCTATAAGGGGCATCTGAAGTATTAGTATAGCCACCT